AGCGTAGAATTAGATTATCAAAAAAAAATACTTAATTTTCAATGGATAAATAGTTGTACGCAATTAAATACACTGGGAAATTTTATTCCAATGATTGACGTTTCTGATTCATTAGATAGTGTGTATAAACATGCTGCTGTATCACTTGGAATACGTGTAGCAGAAAAATCTAAATTAGGAAAACGTATTCTAACATTCAGCGGAAAACCAAAATGGATCAATTTAGAATCATGTAATGATTTTGTTTCCATGGTTGATCATGTTTATCAAGATATTCATGGAATGAATAAAAATTTTTATGAAGCATTAAATTTTATACTTGATGCAATTATTGATAGTAAATTATCACCGGAAGATGTCCAAGATATGGTACTAGTTATTTTTTCAGATATGAAGATTGAACAATCGGATGTTAATATCAATAAAGAAAGTATGTGTAACATAATTAAAGAAAAATATGCTGCAACTGGAATTCGTTTGTATAAAAAACCACTGAAACCTCCTCATATTTTGTTTTGGAATTTGATGTCAACAAATGGGTTTCCTTGTTTATCGTTAGAAAAAAATGTGTCTATGATGTCTGGATTCAATCCATGTTTATTAAATTCTTTTTGTGAAAAAGGAGTCTGTGGATTATTTAATTCTTCTACTCCTTGGTCTACACTAATAAAAACTTTAAAAAACAAACGTTACAAAATGATAGGAGATAAAATAATGGAAGATAATTTTAAAAATGTAAAATATTAAATATATTATAATATTATATGAGGTTAAGATTAATAAAAATACAAAATAGATTTCATTTATTAAAAAAAAAATATAATAATTTACAAAGATTTTATAGAAAAAATATTCAAAAAGTAATAAAACAATCAATTATTAATATATTGAATATACCTTATCCATTAAAACAAGATTATAATCCTGTCATTCCATTAAATATTTTTCAAACATGGCATACAAAAAAATTACCACCATTAATGGAAAATGCAGTGAATAAAATAAAATTATTAAATCCAAGATTTAATCATCAATTATTTGATGATTATGATTGTAGAGAATTTATAAAAAAAAATTTCACATTAGAAATATTAAATTCATATGATTCATTAATTCCCGGAGCCTATAAGGCTGATTTGTGGCGTTATTGCATTTTATATACATTAGGCGGAATATACTTGGATATTAAATATATTCCGCATAATGGATTTAGGTTTATTTCACTTACAGAGAAAGAACATTTTGTTTTAGATATAGATGGAATAAATATTTATAATGCGTTAATGGTTGTAAAACCAAATAATGAAATATTATTAAAAGCAATTTATAAAATAGTTGATAATGTAAAAAACAAGTTTTATGGAACTAGTTGCTTACAACCTACAGGACCAGTATTATTAAAAGAAGTATTTATTAATGAAAATAATGAAAATAGTGAAAATAATAAAAATAGTGAAAATAATACAATTGATATGAAACATAAATTTTATTTATCATTTGATAATCGTTTTATTTTATTTCATGGATATCATGTTTTAAAAAGTTATAATGGTTATGTGAATGAAAGTTCAAAATTTCAAAAAAAAGAGCATTATTCAGGTTTATGGAATAAACGACAAATTTATTTTAATATTCCAATGTCTGTATATAAATATTCTACAAAACCTTTAATGGAGCCTTTAATGGAGCCTTTAATGGAACCTTTAATGGAGCCTTTAACAGAACCTACAATAGAACCTACAATAGAACCTTTAATAGAACCTTTAATAGAACCTTTAATAGAAGATGAAAGTGATGAATAATATATTTATATAAATAAAAATTACATTAATTTTTCATTTCGTTCTTTACACCATCCATCAGAATCTTGACCAGTAAATAAATGTACAACTAAATTTTTATGAAAAAAATTCATATTAAAAACTTTTAATTCTGGTTTGGGATAGTTAAAATAATATTCTCTATTGGAAGTAAAGATTGGATAGTTATTTTTAATTAAATATTCTTCAATTCCATCCGTAAATACTCCTGGTCCTGTCAAATAATGTATAATATTTTCACCTTTTATTTCTTTTACGGATAATATTCTTTTAACCGATAAATCAATAATATTTTTTAGAATAGGAGATCCTTTTGGTGCAGAAAATACCCATTGACATAAATGTACCTTATTTTCAGGAACAATGGTTAACAAAGAGTCATTAATAAAAATATTTGGATCAACTTTACATATCGTATCTGTATCAGCATATATTCCTCCATAATGATAAATAACACAATACCTCCATAAGTCAGCTTTCATCACTGCTAATGGTAATCTAGTATAGGCTTGATAAACATATTCATCAAAATTTTCTTTTATGAATCTTTCACAATGTTCATCTGTATAAAAATAATATTCAAAATCTTTATATTTTTTCCATGTATTAATTGCTGTTCGTATTTTTGGTTTACTTAAAATATAATTGATAGATTTATGTGTTTGAAAAATTTTTTTTGAAATCATTTAATTATATAATTAAAATATAATTAAATGAAAAAATAAAAAAATAAAAATAAAAACAAAAACAAATTAAGAAAAAACTATTTCGGGGCTGATCATTATTCTTGCACCACTATTTTTGGTTGCTAAAATATGAAATGCTCTATGTTCACAATCTTCATATTTGGCATCTAATGTTGGAAACTTTTGAAAGGTTAATTTTGAACCAGTAACGGTCATATGTGCTTTCATATTTTGTGGTGGAATTAAATCTATACGTACTCTTCCATCATAGTAGGTGTCTAAAAATTTTTCTGTTCTATAAACAGAAAATCCATTAAATGAAGAAATACAAGGAAGTAATTCATTTGGTTTTAATTTATTTAAAAGTGACATGATATAATCTTGAATAATAAAATGTGTTTTATTATTTTTATGAAAATGATTATAACTAAAACAAAAAGGATGTATTGATAACCCCCATATGTCATAATATTTTGGACTTGTATTAAAAGATAAACCATCCCAATCATTTCGTTTTAAATATTTTTTAACTATTTCAGGATTACAGTCTTTACAATTTACATCATCAAAATCCATCATGATAAAAAAAGGGAAATGATTTTTATTTTTTTTAACATATTGCAAACAATGGTTACGTGCTTTTGCTATGTTATGAGTTCTGTATGGAAAAACTGGTTTTTCATTAACATAATATTTAAATTTTGAGTTTTTTTTCCCATATTCTATTATTTTTTGAAGTGTATTATCAGATGAATCATCATAATAAACAATTATTTTATAATTATCAAATAAACTACCAATTTTTTCAACATTTTCAAATACTTTATCTAAGAAAGGACCACAATTTTTTACAGGTCCACAAATACAACAATTCATATAATAAATTTATTAAATAAATTTATTTTAAAAATTGAATTCAAATATCATTCTTTTACAAAGTCATAAATGATTACACTTGTTACTACACGATTTTCTAACAAAACATGGGAAGAAAATACGAATTATCGTAAAAAAAATATTTCTATAGGATGTATTTATGGTTCACCTCAAGAATTTTCACCTAAAATACTATATGATTCAATAATATTTGTCATTGAAATGAATAATAATACAAATCAAATTGAAGGTATTGGTCTAGTTAAAAATAGACCTTTCTTAGATAAATATTATTTAATATATAGTGAAGGAAACTACAATAGATACATATACAAAAGTAAATATTATCTAGATCGTGATATAATCATAAGAAATAACAGCATGTTGTTAGATACATTAGAATACATCGTATTTAAAGAAAAGACGCATTTAAAACGTGGATCTGGATTTACAACTGTTACACAAGATTTATTAAAAAAAAAGAAAAGCGAAAAATATCAGAATTTAGATTTACAAAAAATAATCAAAAATATTGTACAGTGTTTTTTATCATTAAATAATACTAATTTATCATAATTTATAATTAAAAATAAAATGATAAGTTATAAAAATATGTCGACAAAAAATGTTTCCGTAGATACAAATATTAATAATTATTCACTTTCTGAACTAATGGCCATTATAGAAATTCAAGAATTAGATCCAGTTGAAATCGTTAAAAAAACAAACACTCATATTAATAAATTTAAGAAATCTAACCCGATATTATCCTCTTTTTTTTTAGAAGTACAAAGTCAATTATTGAGATACGCTCAAGGATTGATTGTGGAAAATCAGGATCAAGATAACTCAAATAAAATTGTCGTTGAAAATTATCAAAATATGGGAGATCAAGAAGATAATGCTTCTTATCCATCCGGAGATCAACAAGTGGATGACTGGTATAAAAATGAATATTTGACGCAAAGTGATCCAAATCAAACCAGTAAAATTACGAATAGACAACAGAAAATAAAAACATTCGGAAATCAATATGTTCCTATGAATCAAGAACAAATTGCCACAACGGATACATTTCAGCTACCAGTGAAACAAGACTCGTTAAATCCTAATTTAAAAAATACAATTACACGATTTGTTAATCTTGACAGTCAATTCAGACAATATACAACTGGAATTGATTCTACTTCCACCGATTACACGTTAGATTTATCAGACACATTAAAAGATGCTTTAAGTATACGTGTATTTTCTTATCAAATACCTATGAGTTGGTATGTCATAGACAAAGGTTATGGAAATACATGTATTTGGATACTATACGAATCTTATATAGTGTCTGTTTCCGTACCCCCTGGAAATTATAATCAAACAGATTTTACTACACAACTAAATACTTCCTTTTCAAATGCAGGATTTACAGCTAATTCAAGCAATGTGCCTATTGCTAGATATAATCCCAATAATGGAATACTTACCTTATTTTTAGATGGAGCATCTTTCAGCGGACTTACTATCTATGATGAACAAGTTACATTTATTGTGGATGAAACAACCCTTATTCTTTTTTATGACTTTTCAGGTGACTTGGCTTGCAATAACAATTGTTTAAGCAAGTCAAATCATTATTTTAATAACTCATTAGGGTGGATCATGGGATTTCGTCTTCCATATGTAAATGTGGACAAAAATGGAAATTCAGGAGCAGCTATTTTAGACCTAAATGGAACAAAATATTTAATACTTGTGATTGACGACTATAATCAAAATCATGTTAATAATAATGTTGTTTCTATTTCACAATTTTCCAATACTTTAAAAACTCCTTCTTATTATTCTGGGGATCAACCTTATGTATGCACTACACCAGGTCAACAAGGAAATAATTTACAAGAACTTATTGCAGGAGTTACCTTTGATTCACTTGTTAATTTTCAGACTACAAACCCATTAAATGGATTATTAATAGGTGGAAAATATGAACAAGATTATACAAAAACATTAACTGTACTTCCAAGTGCCCCGAGAACATTAACACAGTCACAAATTTATACAATAAATGAAATTAATAAAAATCGTAATAACAATACGAATCATTTGGCAAAAGCTCCAACTTCAGCTGATATTTTAGCTATTTTACCAGTAAAAACATCCGTTGGTGTTCCAACAGGTTCGTTATTAGTGGAATTTAGTGGTTCATTACAAGATAATAATCGTGTTTATTTTGGCCCTGTAGATATAGATAGAATGGCTGTTAAATTGCTTGATGATAAAGGGAATGTACTTAATTTGAATGGAAATGATTGGTGTGTTACCTTAGTATGTGAATGTCTTTATCAGTATTAAATAATAAATAATAATTTTAATAGAAACAGAATATATGGATATCATCACAAATTTAATTTATGAAATTGGAAATTATGGCCCTTTTATTTTATTTTTTATTTCTCTCTTTTTATTATCTGAAAAACAAAATTTATTATCTTATTATGTAGTAGGAATTTTTATTAATACAATTATTAATTTAATATTAAAAGTAACATTACAACAACCTAGACCGTCAGAAGATCCAAAAATATTTAATTTAGCTTTAAAAAAGGGTAAATATTTTTTTTCAAACAATATTATTCCTTTGGATATATTTGGAATGCCTTCTGGACATGCTCAGTCGTGTGCATTTTCAACAACATTTATAATTTTAACTACAAAAAAAATCAATACAATTATTATCTATGTATTATTATCTTTAACGACAATGTATCAAAGAGTAAAATATAACTATCATACAGTATTTCAAGTAGTTGTTGGTTCAATCGTAGGATTTTTATTAGGTTATTTGTTTTATTATTTTTCACAAGAAAAATTAAAAGGATTAACCAGAGAGAAAAAAGATGATAATTTTATTGATTAATATTATTACAAGTATAAAATAAAAATATATTATATTTATTATATTTATAATATTATGGAATACGAAGACAAATATAGTAAATATAATGATTATAAAATATTCAATAAATTCAATAAATATAAAGATAAAGATGATCAAAATACAATTATATTAAATAAGCATTTTTTGTTTATTCAAATTCCAAAAACATCATCTACTAATGTTTTACATTGTTGCAAAAAACAATCACTAGTGACAGAATTACCATGTTATAGACATGAAGGATTATTGTATTTAGAGAATTTTATAGACAGTAAATTGCCTGTATTTACAGTTGTGAGAAATCCATTTACTCAAATATTTTCTTATTTTTTTCATAAACTAAAATACAAGGAGCTTTTTTTAGATGATAGTTTATCATTAAAAGAGAATTTTGAAAAATTTGTTGTCAGAGAAATAAATAATAATCATGTTAGACAATGTGATTATATAAAAACAAAAAAAGGAATTTCTATATTTTTTGTTAAATTTGAAGATAACAATATTATAGATGTCTTAAATAATAAATTTAACTTAAATTTTTCAAATGAAAAAATAAATAATAATGAAATTTTAGAATACATAGAATCAAAAAAAAAAATTAAAAGCTTTTTTACAAACCCTGATATTGTAAAATTAATAATAACCGAGAGAAAAAAGGAATTTGAATTATTTGGATATTCAAAGGATGTAAATGATATTTGTGTTTAATTTTAAAAAATTACAA